CACAACGCCTTTTTTGTCTTCATGGAACTCTTTGATTTCTTTGGCAAGAGCACCAACTACGAATTCTTCCATCTTCTTGAAGTTTTCGTGTACACCTTTACGGTCGCTGTGTAGTTCTTTTAACTCTTCTGACAGTTTATTGAGTATGAAACTCTCTAACTTGGCAGAATGTTTGCCTACGTTTTCTTTGTAAGCGATTTTTTCTTGTGCAAGTGCTTTTCTGTCCTCAACGAACTTGGTGATCTCTTCAGATAACTTCTCGTTCATCATGGTGTCGATGGCCTCGATCATGTTTGCCTTGTCGTGTTCGTATCTCTTGGCGAACTCTTCTCTCAGCTCAGCGCCTACAACTTCTTTGTTTTCTTTGATTTTCAAGTCCCAAGCCTCTTGGATGCTGTTTCTTACATCTTCCGAGATCGCTCCAGACTCTACTAATTTTGATATTGCGTCTATCATTTTATTTCAGGTCCTTTATTATGTTTACAAGTGCCTCTTTCAGGAACTTTTGTGCTTTTTTGTCATTTCGCACTTCAGCCGCCAGACCCTTTGCCATATTACCACCCTTGGTGTTCATTAGGTGTTCGTAAATTGGCGTTGGGTAAGCACCCGGTGCCGAAGGTTGGGCCACAACATCAACCGTGATGATCTCGAAATCTGAAACTTCGCCGCTTCCGTATTCGTTCATGTTGCCAGAACCTCTACTTGAAACGCCTAATTTCACACCCGATTCCAACATGGTTTGGACAAGTTGACCCATTGGTGTTGGCAAAATCTTAAGTTTGCCGTATCCATTTGGACCGTCCATCCACATTTCAGTAATCATGTGGGATACTCGGTCCAAATTAATCTTTAAATCGTCTGGATGATCCACTTCACCTAGCACACTGTAACCTGAACTGATCTGATCATTAAGTGTTTTCACCGCTTTTCCAATTTCGTTTACGGGGTAAACCCTTTGGTTAGCGTTCTTAATTCCGCCCTGTATACAGATTCCCTTCATGTACAAATCTTTACCGTTCTCACCTTCGTGAAGAATCTGTACCCTGGCCTGATCGTAGGTTAGATGTTCTCTAAGATATAGTGACATTCCAAACTCCTTTTAAAAAGTTCAATTACTTGGAAGCAACTGGACTTTTTGCTGATTTATCTGAATGGTCGGCAGTGTCAGCCTTTTCATTTTTTTTGAATGAAGTGGCCTTGTCTTTTCCGCCTGTATTCTCAAAATCACTCATTTTCTGAGCAGTGGGTGCCGGTCTACCTTTTTCTTCGGCGCCACCTTTCAGAATGTTTGCAGTTGAACCACCCGCACTTTTAACTTTTGTGTTAACTGGTGATTTTGCGCCTTTGTCGGCATGGTCGGCATTGTCGGCACTCTTCTGTATTTTGTATTCTTTTACAGTTTCTTTAGTGTCTTCTTTGCTTTCCAATGGCATTTCTGCTGGAGTTTCTGTTGGCATAGAAACAGTTTCGTCTTTTTCTTCGTCGTCACTGTCTTTGTTGCCCATCATTGCTTCAAATTCTGCTTTAAGATCGTCTAAAGCGTCTTCTAAATCAACTACTCTGTCTTCGATTTCACCGTTTTCTTCGCCATTGTCAGAGTCAGCATCCATGTCAGCCGCCATGTCGTCGGCCGCTTTCTCGCCTTCACCTTCTTCGTCGGCACTGATGTCTTTAACTAATTCGTCAGTAGCGTCGCCACCAACTTCTTCAATAGACTCTTCTTCTGTTTGTTCGGCTTCCGTTGCTTCGTCTTCGATTTCAACAACTTCGTCAACTTTTTCGTCTTCATTAGACTCTTCTGAAGTCTCTTCAACTTTGTCTTCTGCTTTTTCTTCAGTAGACTCCGTTTCTTTTACTTCATCTTTAGACTCTTCTTTTGTGTCTTCTTTAGATTCAGCAGTTGTAGTTTCGTCTGCTAAATTCTCATATATGTCTCTAGATTTTTCAACAACGATTTCGTGGAATAATGCTTCCGCTTTGTCCTGTTCTTCGTTGATTAAATGATCTAGTAATTGTTCAAACTTATTTGTCATTACACGTGCTCCTTTTCAAAACGTTCGATTTGTACTTATAAGCGTTAGTATTTACTACAAAACGGCAAAAACAACGATATAAATGGCACAAAAGGGGTTTTTTTCTAGGTTTTTAATTGGAGGCCAAATTTTGACAAGAAATCCTGTATATATATGTGTTTTATGTTGCCGGCCCATTCAAGATCCTTGGGTTGGAACCATCCTTTGGGTATTACTCGATAAAACTGTATGTCCTTGAAATCCTGTAACACACGTTTGGTCTGGTTCATCCAGTTGCCATAGAACGTGGCCTCGTCAGTTTTCCTTTTGTAATTCCTAGTGTCGCCAAATATGTTGTTTAATTTGAATCTTTTGCCGTCTTGATGTCCTTGATAGTCAAAACCCAGTATATAAATTTCTTTGTTGCCGTGGTCACAAGCCATCCTCAATGCTGTGGGACCGCTTGACCAACCCAGGCTGGGTTTGAACCATTGAACATGATCCAGTATTTTTTGGTTTTTGTTATACTGTGCATTGAAGTTTGAACATACTTTATTATTAATCATGTAATCACCTTCTGCTATTTCCAGTATCATTTTTGGATCGACAGCCACTAGGAAGTCAGGGCGTTCTGTTCTATACACGCCGTTGCAGGCATAAACCTTTCCGTGCTGTTGTAGATTGGCAATTTTTATGCCATTACGTGATTCACCGTTACCTAATACGAATGCTGTTTGTGACATTATAACTCTAAGTTATCGTCTTGGGCAGGTTGTCCGTACATCTTTTGGACGAATACCGCTTCTTCCTTCTGTTGTGCCTCATGTTCTTCAGAGGCCAATCGCATTTCGTTAATGTCTTTTAAAGTTAAACGTGTTTTTCTTGTGTCAGTTTGATCTAAGATAGAAATATCGTTGTTTGGCTCGTAGTTTTTGTCTTGCTCGAAGCCATCTGCTGTGTATGTGAAGAATTCAAACAGTTTCATGTCAGTATTTAACCTTAAACGGCTCCTCCTCCGCCGGTTCCGCCCGGTACTGTGCCACCACCGCCCGGCGTTTGACCCGGTGCGCCTGTGCCTGGTGCTTCTGGTGACGGTGCTTCTGGGTCCGCTGTTGGTTCCTCAAACTGATCTAAATCACTTGAAATACCGGCCTGGGTGACTCCTGCGCCACGTAACTGGTTTGCTTTGCTTTTCTTACCTTGTGGCACATTGTTTTCTTCTGCCCATAGTTCTGCATTCCTTGCCATTTCTTCTTCACTAAGACCCAAGAAACGTTTTAGAGCAAATCTTTTACTCATGTAAGGTAATTCTGCAACTTGTGAGAACGATTGTATACGTGCTTGGTCCATTTCGGTCTGTCTGTACTGTGCAAAGTTCTGTGGTGGATTCAATTTAACTTCAAACATTCCATTATCGATGTTGTAACCTTTGCTTTTAATCCATAACTTAAATTCTTCGTCAAATGTTGGATTAAGCATTGACTGTAACCGTGAACAATACTTGTTGAATCTCAATTCTTGGATGTATGCAGTGCCAACCCTACCGTCATTGTACTGTTGTTGTGAGTCATCGGGTCCGGTTGGCAGATAAGAACTTGGAATTCTCAGACCTCTGAACAGTTTGTTGGTGAAGAATCTTAGGTCATCTATCTCACCTAGGTTAGTACCGCCCGGTAGTGTGTCCACTTTAGATCCCCTGCCTTCTGCCGTTTGCGGAAAGAAGTAGTCTTCATTAATACTCATTGGATTGTAAGTTGCGTCAATATGGTTTGCACCACCCGATGTGCTTGGAATCCTTCTCTGATTGATCTCGTTCTTCACTCTCTCAACGAACTGCATCGCCAAGTGTGTGGGCATGTTACCCACGTCTATGTAGAATACTCTTCTTTCAGGTGCTCTCTGTACCCTGTAGATGATGATCGCGTCTTCTAATAATTCTTTCTGTTTGTAAACTTTGAAAACCTGTTCCAATACCGACTGTCCAAATGGGAATAAGTTGTCCATTCCGTCACTCATGCTCATGTGCACCACGTGTTCCGCGTTGATGTTGTAGGCATTCATGGTTCTGTAAAATCTTCCACCTGCGTTTCCGCCCGCGAAACCTGACATATTAGTTGTAGCACCTGCGTTTGCGTAACTTGAACCATATGCCGCGGTGCCACCGCCTGTTGTTCCGCCGCCACCGTATGTTTGGTTAGGTGTGATCTGTGTTGCTGATAATCTCTGTAGGTTTGGATTGATATCTCTGATTACATACTGTTCAGGTTTTTTACCTTCTGATTCGTTAACGATGACTCTGTCTACCTTGGCGTTGTCCACGTACAACCATTTCATGTTCTCTGGATCCCTCACAAAGAAGCAGTCACCGTATTTCAGTGCGTTCCTAAAAATTCTAAAAATTCTTTTGTTAAGTTTATTGGATTTGGTCCATTGTTGCAGGGCCTTCTTCAAAAGTTTTACTTCGTGTTCTGTGGTCTCATCCTTGAACACAAGATCGAACGGTGTCTCGTTCTCTGTGTTCTTTTGTGTTGAGAATTCTGCTAGTATGTCCAGCGCCGCGTTGATCTCCGAGTCGGAATCCATCTGGTCATACTGGAAGTATCTTTGTATCCTGTTGGGGTGTCCGGTGTACACATCCGGAAGATATGAACTGTAATTCCTTTTTGCGAAATTGGGTACCTTCTCTCCACTAATGGGAGACATGTTTGCGTCTTTAAAATATTTTTTCCAAGCCATACTTTATATTACAATCTTTCTGTCAAATCTGCAACCTTAAACTATACCAATTTGGTTAGGATCTTTACGGGCAGTCCTTTCTACTGCTTTCAAGGCCCTGGATTCCACTGCTACAAGCGTATTTACGCCATTTACCATACTTGCTAGTGCCTTGTTGGCGTTGTTCAGTTCCGTACTCATGGCGGCCATTTTGGTCTCCAATGCGGATGTGTCAAATGTTTTCTGTAGATCCTGGTTTGCTGTCACTGTTGACTTGGTTCCTGCTGTTATTAATTCGGGACCACGTTCACCTGTTAGGTAAGTTTTACCTGCATCCATGCCTCCGCCGAATGCACGTTCTCCACCAAACATGCCACCAACGTACTGACCTGCCATCGATCCCAAACTTGCACCTAGTAAAGCACCTCCCGGTCCACCAATCAAACCTAATAGCCCACCAAGACCTGCTCCGACTAATCCGCCTATGCCTGCCGCGTCGTCTGATTTGTCTTTGTTCATCAGTTGTCCCGCACTTGAACCAATTCCTATCGCGGCTCCTAGTCCTGGGAGTAGCCTGGTTGCTCCGAACCTTGCCGCCCCGGCGGCTCTCTTGCCACCCTTGCCTCCGAATAAGTTACCTAACATTCCGCCTGATCCCATTCCCGCGGCCTTCAATGCTCCCAGTGTACCCGTGAACACGACTGCGGTCTGTCCCGCCTTGTCCAATAAAAACTTACCTGCCAAGATACCTACCAGGGCTGTACCTGTCAATGCCGGTATCTGTGCTACGCCCGCCACCAGACCACCAACACCTTTCATCAGGAACTGTGTGGCCTGTGACAGTCCGCCCAATGCTGGACCAAAGCCCGCCAACAAACCTGTCTCTATCTGTTGGAACTGTCCTGATATTCTCTTGCTGGCGTCCTCGAATGTTGTCAAACCCTGCGTCAGCCTGTCGGCAGTTTCACCCTGTTCCCCGAATATGCTGTCCACGTCGGTTATCCTTCTCGCTAGATTAATCACATCGCCTTGCAGTGCCAAGAACTCTACTTGTCCTGTTACCGTGGCTTTCCTAAATCTGTCCACACTGTTTGCAGACAAGTCTCTAAGTCGTGACAGTGCCTGTTCACTGGTTGTAACACCAGAAATTAAATCAGTTACTACATCTCGTGCACCAGGAATGTTCTGCACCAATGCTAACGACGCCTCAGTTACAGGTGCACCTGCGTTGGCTATCAAGTCCTGGAATCCTTCGTTCAGGCCTGGAGCAATGGTTCCTATTGTGGCCGCGAAACCTTCCAGTCTCGACCTAGTACCATCAGTTGCATTCTGTAGGAAGGCCTGGAATTTGGCGTTGCTCTGCTGTTGTTCTATTTGTGCCCTCAGTTCATTTCTTTGTGCTCCTGTCAGCCTGGCCAGTCTGTCTAATTCTTCTGCGAAACGTATGGCACTTGCAGTCCTCTGTTGGTCGGTCATCCTAGAGAACATGTTTGTTCTTCTTTGTCTTTCTAGGTTCAATAGTAAAGTTTCGTTGACTTCGTCTACTGTGAATCCAAGCGGTGCCAGTCTATCTATGCCCTGCGTCCTGACTGCGTCTCCGAGAAGGGCAATCCCCTTGGCACCTTGTGTCGTACTACCGAACAGTGCCGCTAAACTCTGGCTGTTGTCTCTGACCAATGCCGCAAAATCATCCAATGGCAATGCCGCCGTGGCCGCCGTCTGTCTTAATTCCACAATACTCTGTCCGAACGTGGCACCTATCTGCGACAGTTGTCTAAAAGTTTCTATGTTGGTGTCTAGCCTGTTGCCAAGGAAACCCAGCGAATCACCGATTACGCCCAGACCTTTAAAGTTGTCGGTGAAAGAACTGATAGTGCCTTCGCCTCGCTCCATAGCACTGCCCAGACCCATGAATGCCGATTTTAATGATTTGGTTTTTTCAAGGAAATCTTTGTGTTCTTTGGTGGAATCTTTTACCTCGCTGGTAAATTTCTCTACCGCATCTTTGGCGTCCTTGTCTGCTCCCGCGGCTTTTTTAAGTTCTGCTGTTCTCTTGTTGATGGCATCGATGTTTTTCTTGCTGGCCACCAATTCGTCCGCTTTCTTCTTAAGTGCCGACCTGTCGTTGACTATTCTTTTAAGATCATCGAGAAATTCCTTTAGTTTTTGATCATCTATTTCTGCCATACGACTTTTATATCCACCTTTTTATACGCATATAAATATAGACATCTATACGCAGTTAGTGTATATTTATAGAATAAAAAAATGACAGAAAACAACAACCCACTCAACAAGTATTTCAGGCAAGCGGCCATACACATCACACTTCCTTCGGGAGGCAACTACCCGCCGCACGTGGTTACGCCCACGGCTACCGGGGAATTTCCAGTGATGCCCATGACCGCAAAGGACGAGATCAAGTTCAAAACACCAGACGCACTGATGAACGGTCAGGGTGTGGTTGACGTGATAGAGAGCTGTATACCCAACATCAAGGACGCATGGCAGATCAAAAGTCATGATGTTGATACTATTTTAATCGCAATCAGGATTGCCACATACGGTGAGACTATGGATTTACAATTCAATGTTCCTACAATCAACGAACAAGTTACACACACAATAAACCTTCCAGCGACTTTAGACCAGATACGGCAGGACAAAATCAAAGACACTGTCACACTCAAAGACGGATTGATCGTTGAGACGAGACCACTCACTTACCGAGACATGACCCAGACTAGTCTACAGACATTCCAACAACAGAAGATGTACAGTTCGGTGCAAAATTCAGACATCAGCGACGAGGAAAAAGTCAAGAAATTTGACGAGAGTTTCAAGGCATTGACAGAATTGAACAGCAAAGTTTTACTTAAAAACATATCAAAGATTACAACACCCGAGGGTTCGGAAGTGTCCGATCCGGCACAGATAAAAGAATTCGTCGACAACGCAAACGCAACCTTAATAACCGAACTGCAAGATGAATTGGCAGTGATAAGGATTCAGGGATCTGTGAAACCGTTGACACTGAAAGCAACCGAAGACCAGATAAAGAAAGGTGCACCAGCAACTTACCAAGTTCCTGTGACATTCGATACAGCAAATTTTTTCGTATAACCTTGCTGTCACAAACGGAATCTGACATCATCAAAACCTTAAAGGACATGGAGAACTCACAGAAGGAGCTCAAGCACGAGTTGATGAAGATATGCTGGTTCATGCGTGGAGGTGTCACCTACGACGAAGCAAATACCATGAGTCCACAGGAACGTGAAATAATTGGCCAGTTAGTAAAAGACAACATGGAAACTACCAAAAAAACCGGTCAACCTTTCTTCTAGAATATAGTATACTATTATGGTATTTAAAAATGCAGATAATTAACACTTACATATGTCCGAAAAAGACCTAGTCAAGGAACTGAAAGCCACTATCGCAGACCTCACACAAGACAGGGACGAGGCTCTCGAAAAGGTTAAATCCAAGGAATCACGAATGAAGCAGGTGATGATCAAACTGGAACACGCCACATCGGACGTGCAATCCACAGGACACAAGATAGGTGAGCAGAACAAGAGGATAGCAGAACTAGAGGCCAAGCTCGACACCAAGGAGAAATTGCTGAATGAGGCCTTGGAGAAATTGAAGGACATACATGATGACTCGACGCAAAAAAAAGACACCTACTCCCACACAGACGATCCGGAAATGGATTAATGATTTCGTTACCAGACCCAACCCGGTGTTTGGTGATCTACCGCCCTGTCCTTTCGCTAAGAAAGCCATACTAGACGACAAGGTGCAATTCGTTGAGTTGACCGGCACCGCTGACTGGCGCACAATCTATCAATTGATCTGGAATTTCGATTACGACCAAAAGGATGTGTTGTGCATGATCGCGGAACCCACACAGTTCACGGCCACACAAACGACAGGCATTGCCACAGAACTGAACGAAAGATTCATGCCCCGTGATGTGGTGGTGCTGGAGGACCATCCCGAAATAGCGGAATCGGTCAAGACGGTGAAGCTCAACAACGGACATTATATACTGTTCCTGGCACAGCGACTGAGCAAACTCAATAGATATTCCGAGATGCTTGAGAAGGGTCCTTACTACAGGAATTGGTCTACGTCTTATCTGAAAGAAGTGAAAGGTTTCCGAGATCCCGCAAAGACTCGATCCTAGAGTCACGCTTACACAACCTGCGATACTGCTTCTTGTTGGTGCTCCATTCGGTACCGGTCCACCACTCGAAACCTTTGTAGTTGGCCTTGTACTCCGAACTCAGCTCGTAGCCCGATCCCATGTAGAAGTAACTGACGTAGTTGTTGGCGGCCCACTCGATCTCCATGTCCAGGGTGATGTCTGATATGGGCACGGTGTTGGCGTGTATGACGGATTCCAGGCCGTGTAGGTCCTTGGCGTCGTAACTGTCAATGGTGCTGTAGTGCTCGTCCTCGTACCTGTAACGCTTCTGCTTGGTGAATCCCAGGATGTTGTCAGCGGTGCCGGTGTAGAATATCATGAACTGGTCACGGGCATGGTAGTGCCCAAAGGGGTCGTAGTCCGCGCCAAATTTTTTACGCTTCATGTACTGCTCGTAGATGTGCGGCAGTCCCAACAACTTCACCATCTCCGAGGCGTCAATTATCTTGGTGCCGATCTCCCGGCCATCGTGTTCGTGTCGCTTGTATCTTGGCCTGTAGAGGTCCAGGTTTATCCTGGTGCTACGTGACTGGTAGAACACCTCACGACCCATCACCGGGTGGTCCAGGGCCAGCCATCCACGTTCCAAGGCCTCGTGTTCCTCGTCCGGTTCCACTATGGCCATGGGCCGGCATATCACGAGATCCTGTTGTTCCTGTTTGCCCAATGTGTGATCAAAGAGTAGTTCCATTGTGCAGTACTTAATACATCGTCAGAGACGGCTTACGCCATCTGAAACTTCGCTTACGCTCGTTTCGTTTTTTTTAAATGACGCATTTATGCGTCCCCTGTGGTAGATGAGCAGTCACAATTCGGCTATTTCTAGCCGAACCGACTTGAACCCTGTGGTGAGTTCGCAGTCACTATACATCGCTACCGTAGTCG